CCCGGTCCAGTCCGATAATGGCTTCATCGGCGCGGTATCTGGCAACGTCAACGCGCAAGTGGCCTCCGCAACGGTTCTCCGTTCGGCCTCCGCGACCCTGACCAACCTGCTTTGCACCAGCCTCACGGTTGGCACCACCAAGATTGGTGTGGCAGTGAATGCGGCTTCTGGTTTGGTGTCCGCTCAGACGGGCTACATTCAGGTTCTCGTTGGCGCGACCACCGCTTACATCGCCTTGTACAAGAGCGTCACCGTTTAATTTTAAAGCGGAGGATTCTCTATGGCACAGTACGATGTCTGGGCGGTAAATCCGACCAGCGACGATGACTATTTCCGAACCTCTGCGACTATCGCAGCATCCGGAAATATCGCTCTTTTGGCGAATAATGTCGGCCAGTACGGAACCGGATATAAGGTCTCAATCACCTCTAGCGGTGCAGATGCCAACAAGACCTTCACCATCACTGGTGTCAAGGTAGGCGCTGAAGGCTACGATGGGATCGTGACCGAAACGGTGACGGGACCGAGTGCAACGGTGGTCTATTCGACCAACTATTACACCCGAGTCAATAGCATCAGCATCAGCGCGGCTTCGACCGGTGGTATCAAGATTGGTTACGGCGGAGATCTGGCGTTCCCCAGAACGCGGATCAAGCAGGTGCTTTATGTTGCCGCCGGAACGGCAGGCAGCATCACCTTCACCGCGCAGCCCAATAACACGGTAATTCTGAAAATCTTCACCCCGGCTGATGGAACGGCTAACGATGCCATGGTTCCGCCGGAAGGATTTCTCACAACCAAGAGCAATTCAGGTCGTGGAGATATCGCCGTGTTGACCTTGGATCAGGTGTCGAAAGTCACTGTTATTTGCGGGTGATCTATGCCAAAGACCCCGGCATGGCAAAGGAAAGAAGGTAAAGACCCTGCTGGCGGTTTAAATGCCAAAGGCAGGGCTTCTTACAACCGTGCCAATCCCGGCAAGCCGGGGCTGAAGCCGCCTGCGCCGAATCCAAAAACCAAGAAGGATGCAGCCAGACGTAAGTCATTTTGCGCTCGCATGTCCGGAATGCCCGGTCCTATGAAGGATGACAAAGGCAGACCGACACGGAAAGCATTGTCCCTTCGTGCGTGGAACTGCTGACATGGCAAAGGCAAAGAGCAAGGTGAACGCAGCGGGTAACTACACCAAACCTGAACTGCGGAAGCGCCTGTTTAACCAGATCAAGTCAGCCTCGACCCACGGAACCAAAGCAGGTCAGTGGAGCGCGAGAAAAGCCCAGTTGCTGGCGAAGAAGTACAAAGAAGCCGGAGGCGGCTACAGAGATTGATATGGCAATGCGGGTCAAAAAGGATGCGATAGGCGCAGCCATCAAGCGATCCTACAAGGACGGCAAGGCTTGCCCTGTCGCGACCTTGGACATCCATGTCAATCTGAAGAATCGTAACCATGCCATCGAAGACTATGGCTATGGTCCTTTGAATCCAAACGAGCCTTCAGAGAAGTTCTGGGCAAAGAAAGCCAAACTCTGGATGATCTCCCCGGAAGAAGCAAAGACTGCTCGCTGCGGAAACTGCGCGGCATTCATCAAGACCCCGAAGATGCTTCAGTGCATTGCGAAAGGCATGGAAGCAGGCGATGAGCCTCACATGGATAGTGCCATGGATGTCATCAAAGCCAGCAATTTGGGGTATTGCGAACTCTTCCATTTCAAATGTGCAGGTGATCGTACCTGTGATGCATGGCTGGTGGGTGGACCCATCACATGAAAGCCCCTCAAAAATCCCTCAAGGCTTGGGGGGACCAAAAATGGAGAACGAAAAGTGGAAAACCCTCTAGTCAAACGGGTGAAAGATATCTTCCAGAGGCTGCGATCAAGGCTCTCTCGCCTTCGGAATATGCCCGTACCACCGCCGCCAAACGTAAGGGTAAAGCCCAAGGCAAGCAGTTCGTCGCGCAGCCGAAAGGCATCGCCCAAAAAGTAAGACCGTTTAGACAACGAGGTAAGTGAGATGGCAATGTCACGCGCCAATATGTCCCAGCAGATTGAAAAGCCGGGAAAGGTAGGAAAGGTGATGCGGGAGTTCAAAGAAGGAACTCTGCATTCGGGTAGCAAAAAAGGGCCAAAGGTGAAAAGCCGCAAGCAGGCTATCGCCATTGCCCTTTCTGAGGCGGGCATGAGCAAGCCAAAGAAGATGGCAATGGGCGGCGGTATCGATGGATGCGCGATGCGTGGGAGGACACGAGGATGAAAAACGGAAAGCCGATGATGATCATTGCCATTGGCATGGGCAAAAAGCGCCGTGGCAAAGACATGGAAGAAATGGATGACATGGAAGATCGCATGGAAGATGACAGTGAAGAAATGATGGGAGGCGGTATGACTCGCTACAAGAAAGGCGGTGCGATGTACGCACAGGGCGGTAGCCTGAAGATGGTTGATAAGGGCGGAGAGAAAGTCCCGTTCTTTGCCGCTGATGGCAAGGGCAAGATGATGGGCGGCGGCATGACTTACGCAGAAGGTGGTTCCACCGGACGTGGCGGTCGTGATGGCTGCGCGATTCGCGGCAAGACCAAGGGTCGGATGGTCTAATGGCTACGAGCGGTACATCAACTTTTAACCCGGAGTTTCGAGACCTCGTTGAGGAGGCTTTCGAGCGGGCGGGTATGGAGTTGCGTACCGGCTATGATCTCCAGACTGCTCGTCGGTCCATGAACTTCATGGCGCTGGAATGGCAGAACAGGGGTATCAATCTCTGGACGGTGGAACAAGGTTCTCAGGTACTGACTCCCGGAACCTACACCTACACCATGCCAGCAGACACCATCGACCTTCTGGAACACCAGTTGCGTACCGATGCGGGTAGCACGTCCGGCCAAACTGACTACACCCTCTCTCGCATCTCGGTGTCGGACTACGCCCAGTTGAGCAACAAACTCACCCAAGGGATGCCTTTGCAGATCTATGTAGATCGACAAAGAGCCGCCCCGGTGGTGTACCTCTGGCCTGTCCCTGACAACACCCAGACCTACACGCTCGTCTACTGGAAGATGCGTCGTATTCAGGATGTCGGCACGGGCGGCACGAACAACATCGATGTTCCTGCACGATTCCTGCCCTGTCTTGTAGCGGGACTCGCGTACTACGTTGCCATGAAGCGCCCGGAAGCCGCAGAGCGTTTAGGGATGCTCAAGCAGGAATATGAACTTCAGTGGGATCTCGCAGCGGGTGAGGATCGTGAAAAAGCCTCTGTCCGATTTGTCCCAATGAACGGCTACATTGGCAGGAATGTCTAATGGGCAAACCGTTTGCCAGTGGGAAACATGCATTTGGATTCTGCGACCGATGTGGTCAGCGGTATGATCTGCATGATTTAAACGAGCAGTATGAGAACCTGCTCCCCATTGGTATTCGTGTCTGCTTTGAATGCATGGACGTGGATCACCCGCAGTTGCAGTTAGGTCGCGTCCCGATGGATGACCCACAAGCCCTTCGCAATGCCCGTCCGGATAACACGTTCTTCGCGCCGGGTAACCAAGGCGCAGGCGGTAGCCGGATGTTCCAGTATGGATGGAATCCGGTGGGCGGAGCGGAAGGCTATGACTCAAGCCTGACTCCGAACTATCTCGTATCTGCCGGGTTGGTCGGAACCGTGACGGTGGTTGTGACATGAACTACACCCAACTCGTTGATCTGGTTAAACAGTACACGCAGAACGAGGAAACCTCGTTTGTTGCGAACATCCCTAATTTCGTCCAATTGGCCGAAGAGCGGATCTATAACGCAGTCTTTATCCCTGCGATCCGAAAGAACCAGATTGGAACATTGACCCCCAGCAACAAGTACCTGACAGTTCCGGCGGACTGGCTGGCGAACTTCTCATTGTCAGTCATCGACCCGGTGACCAATGCCCAGACGTTCTTGCTCGATAAGGACGTGAACTTCATTCGCGAGTGCTACCCGGACCCGGACGATATCGGCGTTCCCAAGTACTACGCCATCTTCGACAAGAACACGTTCATTTTAGGTCCGACCCCGGATAGCAACTATCAGGTCGAACTGCATTACTACTACTACCCGCAGTCCATCGTCACGGCCAGCACGTCTTGGCTGGGCGATAACTTCGAGACGGTACTCCTCTACGGAACCCTGCGCGAAGCCTACATCTACATGAAGGGCGAGCAGGACATGATGCAGTACTACGAACAGAAGTATCAGGAATCCCTTGGACTCTTGAAACTCCTTGGCGAAGGCAAGGATCGTCGTGATGCCTACCGGAACGGACTCAATAGGATTCCGGTCACATGATTTATCAAACCCTCACCCTGAGTTTCAAAGAGCAGATCCTCAAAGGAGAACACGATCTCCTGACGGATACGCTCAAATTGGCGTTGTACTACAGCACCGCCGATCTCAGCGAAGACACCCTTGCATACACCACGAGCCACGAAGTCGTTGGCGGCGGATACACCGCAGGCGGTGTCATCCTCACGGGCGTGTCGATCAACAAGTTGAACGACGTGGTGTACGTCAATTTCAACAATGCGGTTTGGAACCCGGCTAGTTTTACCTCTGCTGGCGGATTGATTTACAACGCCAGTAAGTCCAACAAGTCCATCGCAGTTCTGAGTTTTGGTAACGATAAGGTTGCCACGAACTCGTTCACGGTGCAGATGCCTGCAAACACTTACAACTCAGCGTTACTACGGTTTACTTAGGAGAATCAACGATGCTCATCAATAAGGCAAAGTCTGTTGATGCCGTTGGTGCAAATGTCCTGAAAGGCAATGGCACCCGTGACGGTCTCAAGGGCGGCGGTATTTTCACCGTGCGTTGCCATGACAAAGACGGCAACCTCAAGTGGGAACAGAAGTCCCATAACCTCGTGGTGAATGTGGGTCTGGCCTTTGTCAACACCACCTTCTTCAAGGGTTCAGGCTATACGGCTGCGTGGTATATCGGCGTCTACGGCCCGGCTTCCAGCAACAATCCGTCTTCGACGGACACGATGGCCTCCCATGCCGGTTGGACGGAAGTGACGGCGTACAGCAACGCGACCCGTCCTGCTGCGACGTTTGGTGCAGCCACCACGGCTGATCCTTCGGTGATTGCGAACTCCGCCGCCCCGGCGCAGTTCCTGATCAATGCGTCGGCCAATGTCGGTGGTGCGTTCCTGACCACTGGAGATTCTCCGGGCGGATCTTCGGGTGTTCTCTTCTCGGCTTCGGACTTCGCAGCCCCCGGTGATCGCGTGGTGCAGAACGGCGACGTTCTGTCTGTGACTTATACCTTCAGCCTCGACGCGGCTTGATAGGAGATAGATATGGCAAGTCTTTTCAAGAAAGGCGATCTGGTTGAACTCAAGGTCGTAGTTCCGCAGGGCAAGGTCCAGTCGATCCGCATGGACGATGAAGGCATGGTTTGGTATCTCGTTCCTTGGACGGATGCCGAAGGCCAGAGCCAGCAGCGTTGGTTTGCGGAGACGGAACTGAAACTTGTAGTTTAAACCGTGTCAGAAGGCGGCTTCGGATCAGGCACATGGGGTCAAGCAGGATGGGGGATGTCGGTTTACTACCGCGCCTCAGACGAAACTTCGACCATCGATGATGCCAATACAGGGGCGGGTACGCAGTTCAATGCGCCCGTCTCTGAATCCGTTGCCGCCCAAGATACGGTGTCCTCGGTCTATAGCCTCGGCGCAGCAGTTTCAGAATCCGCGACCGGAACTGATTCCGTCCTATCGAACGTCAACTTTGCCACTAAGGTCAGCGAAGCGGCGACCTACTCAGATGCGAACTCGGCCAGTAACGACTTCAAAGTCGTAGTGAACGAATCGGCTGTCTATGCCGATAGCGCACCCAAAGCAGGACAAGAGTTCGACTCCCAGATTCAAGAGACCGCAACCGCACAAGATGATGTGTACTCCGTCTTCTCGTTCTTGGTGAGTGTGGATGAGTCTGCGACCACAACAGATACCCCCTCATCCGTAGCCACCTTCGGCGCTAGAGTGGCTGAGATCGTCTCTGCGGCGGAAACGGCGGCGGCTCTGAACAACTTCAAGGTGATGATCAACGAGATCGTCACTGCGGCTGATTCGGACGTGGCCGGGGGCGTGACCTTCGATGTCGAGGTTGCCGAATCCGCCACGGCTTCAGATGTGATGGCCGGGGGATATCTCTGGAACCCGGTCGATGACAATCAGTCGGCTAACTGGCAGAATTTAAACGATGATCAGACACCGGGATGGTCTGATGTCGATGACTCGCAAACCACGACTTGGGCCAAC